ACGCATACACATTCCCAGTGACATTAAGTTCTTTAGAGACATTGACATTTGATGACGCATAGACATTCCCAGTTACATTGAGTTGCTTGGAGACATCAACATTCGATAACGCGTACACGTTCCCAGATACATTCAGTTCTTTAGAGACATTGACATTTGATGATGCGTATACATTCCCGGTCACATTCAGTTCCTTGGAGACATTGACATTTGATGATGCATATACATTCCCAGTTACGTTGAGTTGTGCGAATGCGTTTGTATTTCCAGTGACATTGAGCGCCTTTGATACATTAACATTTGATGAAGCATACACGTTCCCAGAGACATTGAGTTCTTTCGACACATCTACATTTGAGTACGCGTGTACATTCCCACCAATAATGAGTTCCTTGGAAACTTCTAGATTTGACGATGCGTGTACATCTCCAAGGACATCCAACTCTGACAACAGATTTAAGTTTCCACCAATCGTTGCAATATTTGAAATTGAAATTGTATTCGCGTATAGTGTTTCATCGATTTTAGCATCTCCCCGAACAACTAAAATATTTGACGCCGTGTCATCAATGTATACATTTGAACCAACATCTAACGTGTGCGTCGGTGACGTATTTCCCACACCGACATTCGAATTCGTGACTAGAGAACCATACACGTGGACTTTAACGTTATTGTCGTTATTGGGTGTTAAATAATGTTCATATGCATTATTATCGGTGTATCCAATGAAAAACTCATCTTGGGTCTCTCTGTAACCTATACCCACATTTGACAGTGCGGATGAACGTGTCATCACAAAACCCAGATCAAACCCCGCCGTCGAATCATAATTGTTTTTACCAAGTTCAACAATGGAATCATCAATGAGAAGATTTTGTTGGGTTGTGAGTGTTGTATCCCCCAAAACTTCCAAGTTACCCACGACGAATAGGGTGTCTGAAACAAATACATTACCTGTGATATTCATTACATTTGATCCGGTGTCATCAACGAATACATTCGAACCTATATCAACGGTGTGTATTGGATTTGTATTAGCTATACCCACCGGTCCATATGTCACAAAACTTGTCGCTGTATTTTGAAATTCAACTGTATATGATGCAACATTACTGACAGCTAATACATCGTCAAGTGATCTGTTTATATTTTCCCCAGAATCTACAACTTCGTGTGTCACTGTATTATATACTAGTGTGTTTGATAGAACATTTGACACGTAACGAACAGGGGCTACGTGAAATCCACTCACAGGTGCATCAATAATTTCTGACGACGCATTGATGATTATAGAATTTTCCGCCTGTTCATCTGGAGTGTATTTACCTATTCTGATCCTCTCGGATCTTTCAATAGTGTTCAAGTTCTTCACCATTTATATAATAAGTCATTTTAATTTATTACATTTGAGTCCAACCAGTCTTTTTGTATCCCATAAATGTATCCAATTCTATATCGTACACTATGAGACCCGGTTCGGGTTTTTTAATATTTTGAATGTCCTCCGTCGTCATACGGGGAACTAATAAACCACGCGTTGTGGAGTTTATCGCGAGTGCTGCAGACGCACAAGGTGTCGACGAGCCAACTGTGACTGAACCGTTACCATCTATAGTCATACTATCTGTAAGTTCACCATTAGGTCTCTTTGTTTTGAAAACTAGACCACCGGGGCGACCGGAGCTTAGACCCGCGTTAGCCTTGGTATACGCGTTAATTTGTGCGAGTTCATTAATTTTAATCGCATCGACTTCACCCAATTGTGATACGGCATTTGGTAAACTGAAAATAGATATTTTTGATGTTGGTTGGGTTGTACCCACCCCAATATTACCAAAAGTTGTTAACGATACATTTTGATTTTCAAGTGTGAGTGTATTTACGGTGTTACTTTGACATGACGTCACGCTGTGTAGAGTTGGGACTGGTACATCTTCAAGGATCTTTATTCGAGTGTCAATGGTAGGAAGTTGTATTTTGAGTGTAGAGATGTCAGTTTCGGATGTGTGAATATTTGACACGAGGGATTCGAGTGGATTAAAACGCACAATTTCCTTGGCGATATCGTCTATACGCGTGGATACATGTGTTTCCAAGTACTTAATTTGACTGGGTGTATTTCGCGCGAGTGTACTCAATTGTAATTGTATGGGTTCAATGTCGTCAATCTTTTTTATGGTGGATTCAATCGTTGTAACTTTTGTAGTTAAACCCGAAATCTTTGATGCATTTGTATCTATCCCACCAATCATACTTTCAAGGTGTCGTACACGTGGAATAACACGTTCCACAGTTCGGATAGAATCTTCAAGTAAAGGTATAGATGTAAGTGTATCTCGGACGGCATTCACATCTCGAATGATTTGTGTTACATCTGGAATTGTAGGTTTTATAGATTTAACTTCCTTTTCCAAATAACTCATGCGTTGTGGAAGTTGGTGGGTGGATGTCGATGTCACATAGTTTTCAAGCATTTGAACTTTTGGTTCAAGTGGCTTCAATGCATCGATCGCGTGTGCAACTTGGATGGTTGTCTCTTCAAGGGGTGCGATACGTTTTATTTCGTCTTGAACTCCCTTGACGTCCAACTCGACCAACTCAACGCGAGATGGAAAGAGTTCAAGTTTTTCAATTCTACTCACATTTGATTCCAAATCTTTGGTATGTGCAATACCTGTAAGTTTTTGCCCATCCCCGATAAATGTGGGTGCGATGACACTGGATCGCGAGACAATTGACCCCCCATGTATGACTTTTTCAACATACACACTATTGAGATTTAATGATGCATTATTGAGATCTTTCAATTGCTGAATTGATATATTCGAGAGAAGACCACCATCTGCACGCAGTGCATTGGTCACATTGATATTTTCAAATGTATCCCCAATTTCAAAATCAAATTGAACATTTGAGAGAAGTCCCCCATCACCGTAAAATGTCCGAGCATGAATATTCCCATCAACTTTCAGATCCTTATTCACATTGAGGTGTTTGTCCTTTTCCGAAAACTTTAGTTCGACATCACCACCACTTCGACGCATAATGATGCCCACATCTTCACTATTTTTTGTATTACCCTTTGCAATCTCAAAAATTGGATTATCCACATAGTAACTATGAATCGTATTTGAATTCACAACATCGAGATTTTCCACTTCCAGTGAAGAAATCTTCAATTTTTGACCACCGACATCGATTATTTCTTTAGTTGTACAATCATATGCGAGAAGGTTGGACGCATGTCCATACCTAATTGGTGTCACATAAAATCCACTGTGTTCGATGTTGTCAATATTTGCATTCGAAGCATTAAGTACTATTGAATTATGTGGTTGATCACACTCTGTAAAACGACCAAGACGCACCTTGTGCGTGGGTTGGGTTACACCAGTAGTTTTAACCATTTATATATTCCCTGATTTTAATTTGCATACACTAAACCCGCCATACCATTTTCTATCCTGAGAATGTTGTAGTTTACGGCGTAAATTGTATCATTTAATATTTGACTTTCACTATGTATTTTAGCGTTTTCAATTCGACTAAAGTTGAGAGATCCAGTTGGTTGGTGAAGGCTTGTTGTGATACAGAATGGATGCATGAATATATCGGGTGAAGTCACATAGTTTGTGTGATAGTAGTGCGAAACATCCATAAAATGTGGTCTCGCCCATTTGTAATTTGAAAGATCAACTCCATTTATACTCAATTTAATTCGATTTGATGTGGACGTCAAAGGACTTGTTCCACTATTGTTTGAACTTACAATGAACTTTACTGGGTGATTAAAGTTGAGACTTTGAATGTGATCCCCGGAACCAATATTCTTTTGCACTTGGTAAATCAACATATCATGACTACGCGACGCAATATTACCACGCTCTTCATTATCAAGATAATAATAGTTCGAATGACATTCCCAGTTATAGTTTGCAGCACTTGATCCCCATCGTACTCTCAATTCAACATCGTGATATTGAAGTGCTGTGAGTGGTATCGCGGATTGCGCACCCTCGCAAAAGAAAAATCGAAGTGGGTAGAAGTAGGAGCTTGCGGTACTACCACCTGGGTGTGGCCCATTTGAGCATTTACTGAGATTTTGGGCAAGAAGATCAACCGCAATGTTTTCACAAAATGTAGAATCTTGTTCATCGATCACCTGACCACCAATCACAAGTTGAACACTTTCAATGAGACTTTCCCAGTTTGTAGTGTCCATGGCTTGACCACCGTTATCAATCGTAAAGTATGTGTATCCCAAAAGATCACCACTTCGTTCTATACGAATTGTCGATAGAGAGTTATTTTTCACATGTCCATGTATAATTTGCTTCTCAATGGATTGCGAAAAATTAGAGTGTCTCTTAAATGTCGAATTGAAGAATGATATCTCCGGACTTCCAACAATGTATTCATCCTGAGCACCGATACATACAAGTTGAACAATACCCGCAGACATTGTATACTACTTTAATACGAGAAAATTACAAGTTTGGTTTTCTACACACGAATCGAATAACTAAAAAGTTGTGACCCACGACGTCGGGGTTCTTAATCGTAGCACCACTTTGGTCCCGGATTGTCACTCTAAATCTATCAATGCTGCGAATTGGGTCAATGTATTGTGTCACAATGGGATAGTCATTCTTGAAACTAATAAGTTCCGTGTCCGCTGTAACAAGACTCGCGAACGAGTTGCGAAGAACTGTCATCGTCGGCTGACCACCAAGTGTATTTGAGGCACGGTCGTTGAAGTTGGTGTCAAGTTCGTCAATGGAAATGTAACAGTGTTCGGTGGAAATATTAGAATGAATGTGAGCCGCGAGAAGTCTGGCCTGAACAACATTGCGAATAGGTTGTTCAAGATAACACGTAAATGTATTGGCACTGGATTGGCCAATTGAATCTATGGTAATTGTATGGTACTCATAGTTGAGATCCGGGATACTCTCGGTTAATGAAGTGATCAAAGCCATTTAGTATTAGCTTAGATTAAAGATCCGCCAATTCCATCCTCGATCCCATACCCAGCTTGGTCATCGACAAGTTTTTGAGCACCACAAATACCACCTGGAGTCAAAGACTTGCTGTATGGTGATTCCCCACCAGCTGTTCCAGCGGTACACTCAATCTTGTGTTCAAGGTTGAAGAGGGATTCTTCACTGATCGCCTTAATGGCGATTGGTCTGGGTTGGTAGGTACTTCTCGTGGCAGTGAGTGCGACGATAATCGCCAACAAAACAAAGATGGATGTGATCGCATTGCGGTTGGCCTTGTTGAACGTAAACATTTATACTATGTGTACATATTTTTTCTAAAGTGCGTTAAAGGTAATTTAATAGTTTCCCTATAGAGAGTAGATGGACGAAGAAATCGTACTCGACAGAGGAAGTACACATGTCATGAAACTTGACGCTGACGAACAAGCTCTGATGGATGAAATTGAAATATCAATTCCACGTTCTCAGCCTGTGAAACGAAATAATCCTGAAAGTTACAAACAGCGACCCCAGCAACAACAGCAACACCAAGAGGCGATGGATGCGTTTGTAAATCCAAACAAACAATCAGCCCCAGCACAACCCCGCATGGATGAAGAGATTGATTACGGTGAAGACGAACCAATGTTCTTTGACGACGACGAATCCCCTGGTGGACAGGAGGAACAACCCTCAAAGGGGTACAATTCAATTGACGAGGAAAAGAGTGATCTCTTGAATAAACTTGGACGCCTTGAGAAGAAAGGCTTTGCAGTGAATAAGCGCCTTACGGCATATTCAAGTGTAGACGAACTCCGTACAGAAGTTAAGCGTATCACATATAGTATAGACGTCGAACAATCAATTCGATTTTCGAGACGTATGTTGGTTGCGTGTGTGACGGGTCTTGAGTTCTTAAACAAAAGGTACAACCCATTTGAAATTCAACTCGAGGGATGGTCGGAGAGTGTGATGGAAAATGTGGATGACTATGATACAGTGTTCGAAGAACTCTACGTGAAGTATAGATCCAAGGTCACCGTTGCCCCAGAAATCCGCCTCATCATGATGCTTGGTGGATCTGCGATGATGTTCCACTTGACAAATAGCATGTTCAAGTCGGCACTACCAAATATGAATGATGTCATTAAGCAAAACCCAGATCTTGTTAAAAATATGATGGCCGCTGTTCAGAACACAACGAGAGCACCTGAACAGGCAGCCCCCGTTGGTGGTACAGGCAATTATGAAATGCGAGGCCCAGGTTTAGATATTTCCAGTCTTATGGGTGGCATTATGATGCCACCCCCGCCCCCAATGAATACGTCACCTATCGCGAATCGTTCAGAGCCAGACTTGGACGACGATGATATGTCGGACATCGTATCTATATCAGGAGAATCAACAGGGGGGGAGGTGAAAGAAGTAAATGTAGATGCATCCAAACCCAAGAAGACCCGGCGAAAGAAGAAGACAGAAATTAATCTCTAGATACAGTATAAATGATAGGTTACTGTCCCCTGGAGGAAGAACCTCCTGTGCGACAACCACAGGTGGCTGTCGCTAAACAGCCCGAACCCAGGATGGGTTTCGAAGAAACCGAATGTAATTACATCGTGATGGCATTCATCGCGGGTGTTCTTATTTTAGCCATAACTGATTCCATGCAAAAGTAAAAAGTGTATCTTTTTTACCTCGTTTGATTTATGAAACTTGGTAAAAAAGTTTGTATTTATGTGTACCACTGTCTAATAAACGACATTAGACCAACTTCGCAGACACGAGCGCCGCCTTGTAGTTGACGTGATCCACGAGGGTATATACGGGCTCGGTTTCACCCGTCTCTTCCCAGACGATTTGACCGTTTTCATCGAGGACATCGACAAGTTCTTGGCGAATCTCAGTTTCGTCGTATGCACCTTCTTCTAACTCCACGGGGCTCTCTACAATGTCCACTCTGTAGTAGACAGTCTTTTGTGTATCGGTGTAATCGGCTTGTTCTTCGGGTGTCAATGCGTTGTACGCGTCAACAGACACGTCGGTATAGGTCACCACACTTCCGCCACTAACCGTCTCGTACTTTCGCTTGCTCACTTCGTTCCCATCGGCGTCGAAATACACAGTATCGCGACCCTTCTCGTGAATCTTTCGATACACGGTTTCGATTTTCTTCGTCTTGCGTCGTTCGCACAAGTTTTGTTCGTATTCATATAAATCGGCGATGACTTCAGTCTTTTGAATGTAGTACACCACATTCGAGATTTCTCGTTTTGGCACATGAATGGGCCTTCGCACGGGCTCTGTGAAATCACAGTCTTGGGTAACCTTGGCGACTGTATAGTTCATAAGAGCGCCGTCACCCTGTTTTTGTGTATACCCGGGAGCCACATTGGACGTGGTCACGAGATCGCCAGACTCGAGGGGTCCACCGACGTCTGTGACCCAGATTTGAGTATCACCCTTGGTGTCCACGAGCGTATCGTAATCGTTGGTATCAGTCGTTTTGTTAGACACGACCCCATACCATTTCTTGTCCATATAGACATTCGAGAGGGCGACGATGGGTGTCGCGGTCGTCTTGTGGGCGTTCGCGTTCGCACTCACGACGCAACCCACGATATTTTGACCCCACGCGTTCGAGACGGTGGTCTTGGACCTCGGAAGTTCCGCGACGATTTCTTGGATGGACTTGATCGTGTACGGAATGAGTTGATCGTATTGAACTTGTGCTGGATCACTCCCCCACGCGGAATAGTCGGGATCTTGTTGAATATCACCTGGAACTGGTTGGGGTGGCTTCTCGGGTGTCGGATCGGCGTACGCCCCCAAATGGACTGTGTGTCTCAATTCTGGGGCGTCGTACCACACGTCTTGTGCCATCAAACCAGACTCGTAATGTGAAATGTCTGGTTCATCCAATTTGAACTTCTTGAAGTAACTCTGGGGGGACAGTTTCATGAGCGTCGTGGTCGCGTCCTTGATGCGAACCTCCTTGACCTTCAAACGATCGTCTGAGGAGGAGTATGAAATCTCACCACTCGAGGTATCGTAATACATCGCCGTACCAGTCTGGCTGCGCAGGGGTTTCACGAAGAAGGCGGAGTCGGCGTTTGTGTTCAAGAAGAAACCAGAGGCGTTGAGGGCGATTGAATTGATGTGTTGATTGGCCCAACCCGTCCAAGCCCCCACAGCGACGGCGTAGGTGCCTTGATTGCTCTTCCCCGCTTGGGACCCCACAGCGACGGCTCGAGTCCCTTGGGTGGATTGCCCAGAGTTAGAACCAATAGCCACGGCTTCGCTGCCTTGATTGGAGATACCCGCGTAGTACCCCACAGCGACGGATTGAGAGCCTTGATTGTACCGAGCCGTATTGTACCCCACAGCGACGGCGCGCTCGCCTTGAGAGGTCTGACCCGCAAACGCTCCCACAGCGATGGCGAAGGGGCTTTGAATGATTTCACCCGCCTCGAACCCCACACCGACGGCGCGAGAGCCTTGACGATTGTAACCCGCGTAGGTCCCCACGGCGGTGGCGTCGGCGCCTTGAGAGGTCCTACCCGCACGGTACCCCAAAGCCGTGGCGGAGTCGCCTTGAGAGGACTGACCCGTTACGACCCCCACAGCGACGGCGCGAGAGCCTTGATTGTACTGACCCGCGTGGTTCCCCACGGCGGTGGCGTAGATGCGTTGAGAGTTCTGACCCGCACCGGACCCCACAGCTGTGGCTTGCTGACCTTGATTGTTGCTACCCGCGTTGATCCCCACGGCGACGCCTTGGATCCCCTGATTGGACCGACCTGCACTGCTCCCCACAGCGACGGTGTTGTCGCGTTGAGAGTTCTGACCCGCTTGGTAGCCCATAGCCACCGAAAATGAATTCTGCCCCAATTCACCGGATTGAAAGCCAATAGCCACGGATTGAGATCCTTGGCTCACACGCCCAGATTCATGTCCAATAGCCACGGATTGAGATCCTTGGGTGGATTGTCCAGATTGATAACCCATAGCCACCGAAAATGAATTCTGCCCCAATTCACCGGATTGAAAGCCAATAGCCACGGATTGAGATCCTTGGGTGGACTGACCCGCTTGGTAGCCCATAGCCACAGATTGATCCCCTTGGTCAATTTGACCGGATTGGTAGCCCATAGCCACAGATTGAGAACCCTGATATGATTGACCCGCACTGTCACCCATAGCCACAGATTGAGTCCCTTGATAAGACTGTCCAGTGTTAGAACCAATAGCCACCGAGATGGCATTTTGGTACAGTTCACCCGCTACATAACCGATAGCGACCGATCCAGACCCTTGGTAGCTCTGCCCAGCATTGTAACCGAGAGCCACAGATTGAGAACCCTGATATGATTGACCCGCACTGTCACCCATAGCCACAGATTGACCCCCTTGGTAGGACTCTCCCGCATCGAAGCCAATAGCTATGGATTGAGTATTCTGATAGGACCGCCCAGCAGAAGTTCCAATAGCCACTGAGAATCCACGTTGGGCCACTTCACCCGATAGATAGCCAATAGCTACGGAACCAGTTGATTGTCCGGATTGTCCCGCATTGAAGCCAATAGCCACGGATTGAGTATTCTGACCAAATTGAGCGGATCGAAACCCCATAGCCACACATTGAGTAGACTGATTTCTTTCACCGGCCTCATAACCTATCGATACCGATGAAGACCCCTGAATAAACCGACCACATCGATAACCCATGGCAATGGAGAGGGCATTTTGTCCAGTTTGACCCGCCTCGTAACCAATAGCCACAGTTTGTGGTTGTTGATAAAGTTGACCTGCTTGGTATCCCACACTCACGGAATTAGACCCTTGAAAATACAGGCCACAATTATAACCCATAGCTACGGATTGAGATGCTTGCATAAATGTTCCACATCCATAGCCAATGGTCACAGATCTGACATTCTGGGAATATCGCCCAGCTTGAAACCCAATAGCCACAGTTTGGGTATTTTGATTTATCTCACCCGCGTTATCACCTATTGCTACGGATTGTGTCCCCTGGTAAGACTGTCCAGCATTCGAACCGATAGCCACAGATTGGGCATTTTGTGATAATTCACCCGCCACGTAACCAATAGCCACAGATTCAGACCCTTGGTAGGACCGACCTGCTCGGTAGCCCATAGCCACGGATTGGGTGTTTTGTCCCGACTCACCCGCGTTGTCACCCACAGCCACAGATTGAGTTGCTTGGTAGGACTGTCCAGCGTTAGAACCAATAGCCACGGAGAGGGCATTTTGGGACAGTTGACCCGCCACATAACCAATCGCCACGGATTCAGACCCTTGGGACGTCTTACCAGATTCAAAACCCATAGCTACTGATTTTGTACTTTGATTTGTAAAACCCGATTGATAACCCACAGCCACTGATTGAGTTCCCTGGGTTGTTTCACCAGATCTAAAACCCACAGCTACCGACTGAGTTCCCTGGTTGGTCTGACCAGATTCACGACCGATGGCTACTGCACTGGCTCCCTGGGTTGTCTGTCCAGCCTGGTATCCGATGGCTACCGAATTAGTTTGTTGGTTTGTTTCTCCAGACCTAAAACCAACCGCGACTGAATTATCTTTCTGAGTTGTTTGTCCAGCTTCAAGACCAATAGCTACTGCATTGGATCCCTGTGTTGTCTCACCAGCTCGAACACCCACGGCAACTGCGTTATTTTTTTGATTTGTCTCTCCAGCTTCTAGACCTATAGCCACTGCACTTATACCCTGACTCGTCTTACCAGCTTGATAACCCACAGCCACGGATTGTGACTTTTGACCACTTTGACCCGCATTGTCACCCACAGCCACAGATTGACCTCCCTGGTAGGACTGCCCAGCGTTAGAACCAATAGCCACCGAGAGGGCATTTTGGGACAGTTCACCTGCCACGTAACCAATAGCCACAGATTCAGACCCTTGGTAGGACTGACCCGCTTGGTAGCCCATAGCCACCGAAAACGAATTCTGCCCCAATTCAGCAGATGTGTCACCAATGGCCACAGATTGAGACCCTTGACTCACCCGTCCAGATTCATGTCCAATAGCCACGGATTGAGATCCTTGGGTGGATTGTCCAGATTGAAAGCCCACAGCCACGGATTGCTCCCCTTGGCCAACCTGACCAGATTGGTAGCCCACAGCCACGGATTGGGTATTCTGCCCTTTTTCACCCGCGTTGTCGCCCACAGCCACGGATTGAGTTCCCTGGTAGGACTGTCCGGAGTTAGAACCAATAGCCACCGAGAGGGCATTTTGGGACAGTTCACCCGCAACATAGCCAATAGCCACGGATTCAGACCCTTGGGACGTCTTACCAGATTCAAAACCCATAGCTACTGATTTTGTACTTTGATTTGTAAAACCCGATTGATAACCCACAGCCACCGATTGAGTTCCTTGGGTTGTTTCACCAGATCTAAAACCCACAGCTACCGACTGAGTTCCCTGGTTGGTCTGGCCAGATTCAAGACCGATAGCCACTGCGCTGGCTCCCTGGGTTGTCTGTCCAGCCTGGTATCCAATAGCTACCGAATTAGTTTGTTGGCTTGTTTCTCCACACTTAAAACCAACCGCGACTGAGTTACTTTTCTGATTTGTTTGTCCAGCTTCAAGACCGATGGCTACTGAACTGGCTCCCTGTGTTGTCTCACCAGCTCGAACACCCACGGCAACTGCGTTATTTTGTTGATTTGTCTCTCCAGCTTCTAGACCTATAGCCACTGCACTTGTACCCTGACTTGTCCTACCAGCTTGATAACCCACAGCAACTGATTGTGACTTTTGAGCTATTTGTCCCGCGTTGTCACCCACAGCCACGGATCGACTTCCCTGGTAGGACTGCCCAGCGTTAGAACCAATAGCCACGGAGAGGGCGTTTTGGGACAGTTCGCCCGCTACATAACCAATAGCCACGGATTCAGACCCTTGGTAGGACTGACCCGCTTGGTAGCCCATAGCCACCGAAAATGAATTCTGCCCCAATTCACCAGACGTGTCACCAATGGCCACGGATTGCGATCCTTGGCTCACACGCCCAGATTCATGTCCAATAGCCACGGATTGAGATCCTTGGGTGGATTGTCCAGATTGAAAGCCCACAGCCACGGATTGCTCCCCTTGGCCAACCTGACCAGATTGGTAGCCCACAGCCACGGATTGGGTATTCTGCCCTTTTTCACCCGCGTTGTCGCCCACAGCCACGGATTGAGTTCCCTGGTAGGACTGTCCGGAGTTAGAACCAATAGCCACAGAGAGGGCATTTTGGGACAGTTCACCCGCTACATAACCAATCGCCACAGATTCAGACCCTTGGGACGTCTTACCAGATTCAAAACCCATAGCTACTGATTTTGTACTTTGATTTGTAAAACCCGATTGATAACCCACAGCCACTGATTGAGTTCCTTGGGTTGTTTCACCAGATCTAAAACCCACAGCTACCGACTGAGTTCCCTGGTTGGTCTGACCAGATTCAAAACCCATAGCTACTGCATTGGATCCCTGTGTTGTCTCACCAGCTCGAACACCCACGGCAACTGCGTTATTTTTTTGATTTGTCTCTCCAGCTTCTAGACCTATAGCCACTGCACTTGTACCCTGACTTGTCCTACCAGCTTGATAACCCACAGCAACTGATTGTGACTTTTGAGCCTTTTCACCCGCGTTGTCACCGATAGCCACAGATTGAGTCCCTTGGTAGGACTGCCCGGAGTTAGAACCAATAGCCACAGAGAGTGCATTTTGGGACAGTTCACCCGCTACATAACCAATAGCCACGGATTCAGACCCCTGTCTGGATCGCCCTGCGTTGTTACCTACAGCCACAGATTGCTTGCTCTGCCCAATCTGACCAGATTGGTACCCCATAGCCACGGATTGGGTATTTTGACCATTTTGACCCGCGTTGTCACCCACAGCCACGGATTGACTTCCCTGGTAGGACTGTCCAGCGTTAGAACCAATAGCCACCGAGAGGGCATTTTGGGACAGTTCACCCGCTACGTAGCCAATAGCCACGGATTCAGACCCTTGTCTGGATCGCCCCGCGTTGTTACCTACAGCTACGGATTGCCTACTCTGACCACTTTGACCAGATTGGTAGCCCATAGCCACGGATTGGGTATTCTGTCCCTTTTCACCCGCGTTGTCACCGATAGCCACAGATTGAGTCCCTTGGTAGGACTGCCCGGAGTTAGAACCAATAGCCACCGAGAGGGCATTTTGGGACAGTTCACCTGCCACATAACCAATCGCCACGGATTCAGACCCTTGGTAGGACCGACCCGCTTGGTAGCCTACAGCCACGGATTGCTTGTTCTGACCACTTTGCCCAGATTGGTAGCCCATAGCCACAGATTGGGTATTCTGCCCCTTTTCACCCGCATTGTCACCCACAGCCACGGATTGAGTTCCCTGGTAGGACTGCCCGGAGTTAGAACCAATAGCCACCGAGAGGGCATTTTGGGACAATTCACCTGCTACGTAGCCAATAGCCACGGATTCAGACCCTTGGTAGGACTGACCTGCTTGGTAGCCCATAGCCACCGAAAACGAATTCTGCCCCAATTCACCAGATGTGTCACCAATGGCCACAGATTGAGACCCTTGACTCACGCGCCCGGATTCATGTCCAATCGCCACGGATTGAGATCCTTGGGTGGATTGTCCAGATTGAAAGCCCACAGCCACGGATTGCTCCCCTTGGCCAACCTGCCCAGATTGGTAGCCCATAGCCACAGATTGGGTATTCTGCCCCTTTTCACCCGCATTGTCACCCACAGCCACGGATTGAGTTCCCTGGTAGGACTGCCCGGAGTTAGAACCAATAGCCACCGAGAGGGCATTTTGGGACAATTCACCTGCTACGTAGCCAATAGCCACGGATTCAGACCCTTGGTAGGACTGACCTGCTTGGTAGCCCATAGCCACCGAAAACGAATTCTGCCCCAATTCACCAGATGTGTCACCAATGGCCACAGATTGAGACCCTTGACTCACGCGCCCGGATTCATGTCCAATCGCCACGGATTGAGATCCTTGGGTGGATTGTCCAGATTGAAAGCCCACAGCCACGGATTGCTCCCCTTGGCCAACCTGCCCAGATTGGTAGCCCATAGCCACAGATTGGGTATTCTGCCCCTTTTCACCCGCATTGTCACCCACAGCCACGGATTGAGTTCCCTGGTAGGACTGCCCGGAGTTAGAACCAATAGCCACCGAGAGGGCATTTTGGGACAATTCACCTGCCACGTAACCAATAGCCACGGATTCAGACCCTTGGTAGGACTGACCCGCTTGGTAGCCCATAGCCACCGAAAACGAATTCTGCCCCAATTCACCAGATATGTGACCAATGGCCACGGATTGAGATCCTTGAGTGGATTGACCGGAATGGTAACCGATCGCGACCGACTGCTTACCCTGCCCAATTTGACCAGATTCATAACCCACCGCTACAGATTGGGTATTTTGTGAAGACTGTCCCGCGTTAAGACCAATGGCCACTGAATATGGATATTGTGAGGTCATACCAGATTGGTGGCCCAATGCAACCGATTGTTCACCTTGTGACGTCTGCCCAGCTCTAAAACCAATTGCAACCGATTGGATATTTTGCGCGGTTTGTCCAGATTCGTAACCCACCGCAACAGACTTTGACCCTTGGTTTGATTGACCAGCTTGATAACCGACGGCAATAGCTTGTGATTTTTGACCGGATTGCCCCGATTGATATCCAATGGACACAGTCTTTGCATTTTGATTTATCTCACCCGCGTTATCACCTATTGCTATGGATTGTGTCCCTTGATACGACTGTCCAGCATTCGAGCCGATAGCCACAGATTGGGCGTTTTGTGATAACTCACCCGCTACGTAGCCCATCGCTACCGATTCAGATCCTTGATAGGATCGCCCCGCGTGGTAACCTAATGCCACCGACTGAGCTTCCTGCACGATTTGACCAGATTGATATCCCATCGCCACAGATTGTGTATTCTGGCGTATCTCACCCGCGTTATCACCAATGGCCACAGATTGGGTCGCTTGATATGATTGCCCGGCATTGGAACCAATAGCCACGGAGAGGGCGTTTTGTGACAATTCACCAGCCACATACCCCAACGCGACAGATTCGGATCCTTGATAGGATCGTCCCGCGTTGTATCCGATAGCCACTGAAAACGCATTCTGTCCCAATTCACCGGATGTATCACCAATTGCAATCGATTGTGAACCTTGAGATTCTCGCCCAGATTCGTGACCTACGGCTACAGATTGGATCCCTTGACTGGTTTGACCAGATTGATAACCAACCGCTACAGATTGAGTACCTTGGGAGGTTTTTCCAGCTTGATAGCCAACGGCAACAGATTGTGTATTCTGATGTATCTCACCGGCGTTATCGCCGAGGGCTACAGATTGAGTCCCTTGATAGGATTGTCCAGCATTAGAGCCAATAGCCACGGACAAGGCATTCTGTGATAATTGTCCCGCCGCGTAACCCATGGCTATAGATTCAGACCCCTGACTGGTTTGACCCGCGTTGTAACCAATTGATACGGATTGTATTCCTTGTGATGTTTGACCAGATTGAAAACCAAGCGCGGTTGATGTATCCCCTTGTCCCGTTTGTCCAGATTTATAACCAACCGCGGTAGATTGATCCCCTTGATTTAGCTGTCCAGCTTGATACCCGATCGCAGTGGATTGATCCCCTTGGTTTGACTGTCCAGCTTGATAACCAAATGCCAAAGTCTCATCACCTTGATTAATTTCAGCGGTACCAAAACCCAAAACAATACTATTATTACCTTGACCAACGCGACCACATTGATACCCTATCGCGATTGATTGCGAACCTTGACCAATCTGCCCAGCTTGATATCCAAGGGCGATACTTTGCGCATTCTGACCAATTTGACCAGATTCGAAGCCGACGGCGACTGCTTGCGAACCTTGTATCGATTGTCCTGATCTATATCCGATAGCTACAGACTGCACATTTTGATTAACTTCACCACATTCTTGACCAACCGCCACAGATTGGGATCCTTGTTTTTCTCTACCCGCGTGATACCCAACCGCAACAGACTTTTCACCTTGATTGGTGAAACCAGATTCTGAACCGAGCGCGATCGCATTTACACCCTGTGACGTTTTACCTGCATCTTTACCAATTGTAATCTCATCAAAGTTATAATTTATAGATGTAGGTGGAGTTGTTGTTGTAGCCTGAGTATCATCTTCGTTGAGCTCAGCCAAAAATACATGTGTGAATCGACCCGCGTTTCCTACGAAAGGCATTACTACTATTAGTTGGCGAATAAAATACCGCCCAAACCATTTCGTATTCTAAGAACATTATAGTTAACAGCGTATGCAGTAAGTTCGGTATCACTCGTACGATTTATTCCTTTTACAATATCTCTTATGACAATTTTTGCGTTATCTAATCTACTAAAATTACAGGTACCCGTGGGTTTATAATCTGATGCATTTTTACAGAAGTGGAATGCATAATATCGTGTATATTGGGGGCAGTTGGACGTATCAACAAAGTTTACTAAACCATATTTGGAATTGACATAACTTTGTACAAGATGAAAGTACAACGGAGACATATTTTCTAATATTGATGTACCGTTCAGATATATATCCGCAGTACTAAATGATAATTTGTCTTCTTCAATCAAACCACCCTTTGCTTGGTAGCCAAAAAATAAACTCTTCACTGGATGATTAAAGGATGAAATATCAAAAGTTGTTCTAGGATTCTCTATAGGACTTTTAGTGGATTGGACTTGAGTGATGATCAAATCGGTTGGAGTATTTGTAAACTTAATTCTTTCATCCGAATCCAAGAAGATATAATTCCCGTAACACTTTATGTCGGATGCACTCTGGTTTGCAAAATTTACCCGTATTTCAACTTCTTGAAATTGAAGTGCCACGAGGGGTAAGAACATATCGTGATCACAGAAGAAGAAATGCATTGGAAAAAATCGAGTAGAAGACTGAGACGTTTTGTTAAAGATTTCTTGAGCCTTCACAAAGTTCTCCGCGTGATAATTCTGCCATATATCAGCAACGAAATCAAATGTGTGTGAATCAATTTTAACACCACCAATATAAAGATCAAAGACAGCACCGTCAAATTTAGTGATTAAATCCGTACCTTCAAACCACACTGAGTTTATAAGATCACCCCATGTGGGTATAATGATGGAATTGTCCGTCGCTGTGATCGTTTTTATAAGTCTTGGTGCTTGTGCAAAATTGGTGTGTCTCTTGTATTTCATACTGAAGAGCGACATACCTTCGTCACTTGTTAAATAAACGTCTTGAGTACCTTTAGAAACAAGTTGTACTAATGCACCAGACATTTATTTATTGTTCAGATTATAAAAATAGACACTTTCCCTGAGGGAAGTCTGGTTTTTCTTCGGTGTCCGCCTTCCCGTGTATCTTGAAACCACCTTGGCGATACACCTTCATTCTCTTGTAGTACATAGCTGTAAAGATAGACCAGGGGTCGTGGACATCATAGATGTGGGGATTGTTCTTTTTTCCCTTGGTCTCTCGCATAATACGACCAATACTCTGTACAATATCGGACTTTGGAGACGCCAGAATAACTGTATCCAGAGTTGGTATATCCAGACCCTCGTGGGCTTGACTAAACGTCGCAAATATGATTTTCTTTTGGGAAGACGCCTGGAGATCCACCTCCTTCATACCACCCATATAGAGGCCCGAGTTCTTTGGAAAACACTGGTGAAGCATCTCACAATGCCATCTCCGGTCACTGAGTACGAGGAGTTGTCGTGTCCCTGCGGACGCTTTTTTAACCAGTTCCACGAGCATTTGGTTTCTCTTCCTGTCCTCGACAACCTCTGTGACCATATTGGGCATTGACAACTTCCCATTTCGTGTACATGGTGGGGCATTTCTATAGTTTTGGGACTCGTATACGATTGGAAACACCTCCACCTGTTCTTGGTTCTTTCTCTCCACCGCAAAAAATGTTGGACCCATAAACCAATGCAACACCTTTGTGAGACCATCCTTTCGCTCGGGGGTTGCTGAGAGACCAAAGATATGCTTGGGACACATCTTGAAGAGAGACTGGGAGAACACTTTTGCACAAATGTGGTGTGCCTCGTCGACAATGAGTGTACCTATCGAGTCGAAATCGCTGAATGAATATTCCTTGAGGGAGAGGGATTGGAGCATCGCAATAACAAAGTCACACTCTACCTCTTTCTTGTTCTGTTGAACAACTCCAATTGTGGCACCTGGACAAAATTGTTGAATACGTTCCTTCCACTGATCAGCCAAGAACTGCTTGTGGACAACAATCATTGTACGGTACCCCAACTTACACGCTATCGCCAAGGATACGGTGGTCTTGCCATACCCGCATGGGAGTGAGAGAACTCCATGACCCGCTGTAAGAGCAGCGGCAAGAGCCTCGTTTTGATGAGTTGTATCTCTGAGGGTGCCGACGAACTTGACACCTGTTCGGATGGGTTCAGGGCGTCTATCCTGCTTGGGTTCCCCAAGTTTAGCAACTCCATAGAATCTTGGAACACAGACTCCATTCTTAGTTGCTCTAAAAACTTTAAAAGGCGGTGGGGGAAATCCATAGTCTCCGTTGACGATAGGTCTTACTGTAAGTTCTTTTTTAATCTCCTGAAGCGGACCTTCCGTCACGAGATACCCCGTTCGGGTCAACATATACTATATTAAAGGATTCAAACTTTATATGACTATAATGCCATCCCTTAAGGTTGAAGATAATATTAAGAAAATTGAACAAGCGATTGAAGAGTTGACTCAAGAGGTCTTCCGCCTTCAAGGATCCCTCCGTGTCTTCAAGGGTTTCAAGGAAGCTGGCTTGACCGATGTTGATATCCCAGAACAACCTCAAGATCCAGATGTTGCAACCGAAGAAAGCACCCAAGAATAACCACTGTATTCGCCAACATTCCAAACACCCTTGAACTCGACTACGACTTCAACTTCATCATCTTTTATAAGAGACTGCACAGGTTGTCCACGGACTTCACACATCACTCTCCTATAACGGAATGGAACCTTCACTGTAAGAACTCGACCATCGAGTGGATTATCAACTCGCTTATGTTGCACGAGACGTGCCTTGTTTATATGCATTCTATCTACGATCTGGGCACACTTTTCAGGAATGACCAAACGAATATACTTTTTGTCGTTGTGGTCATACATGGGTGTATGGACTTGGGCTAGAAACTTCATTGATTTCTATTTATATACATTAAAATTAAAACTATAAGCACTGTAATCAAAATAGCTAACATATGTGTTAGAAGACGTGGTCTAAGAGGTTCCCGTGTGCCGAGTAATATACGACTTAAGGATCTTGAAACTTCAATCGCGGCTTCGATGCTTGAATATGGTGTATGTCGTGGAGACATCATACCACACATAGCCACGTGTGGACATTCACCAATGAATGGGAGTTGTCCGTGAAGACTAAGAACCCCCGAGGATTGTGAGAATTGCCATTTTTCACCATCCCACACCGCACCCCACCCAATTCGTATACTTTGTGGAGATGGGAGATTGAGTTGTTTGACTACTTGTTCTTTTATAGTATCCGGATTCGATTTCAAAATTTCATCGGTCAAATCGCATATCACACATGATACTGTTTTTCCATCTGAAAGAACAACGGGTTGGAGGTTCCAAGGAGTTGACGCGGCGATTTCAAGGTCATCACCAAGCTTTTGTGTTTCATCAAAGTCTAAAAGAACGTTTATACACCCGTATGTACTCGCACGCACCTTTTTATCAGCATCTGGTCCCCAGTTATTACCCAAAAACTTTAGGGCTGGACTATTATCAATACATAGAACTAAAAATCCATCATTGATTACAGTTTTATCTGAAAATGTTGCGACAAAATCATTTTCGAGATATTCAACATTATCAAGTTCTGTATTGAACACAAAGTTGATCCCAGATTTTAAAAGTTTATCATACATTAAATCACACATAACTTTACCTGAAACTTTTTGAGTACATTGTTTTGAGAGTGCAACATGGTCAAAACTTTTTACAAACTCATATGCGGACATGACGTTCCAAGGTACACCATCCATGATGAGTGGAAGATGTTCAAGAATAGCTTGTCCACCTGGGGTCAATTCACCAAGAGCTTCTTTGAGTGACACACTCTTGTACTTGTCAGGTTGCGTGAGTACACGCGTCGCGAGAGATGCGAGGGCTCCATAATCTTTGAGTTTGAGGGATCGAAGCATAAAACTATAGAGATCCTTTTCTGTGGGTTCAAAAATATCATCCCATTGGATGCCCATTTCTTCGAAAAGGCTTTTGGTATTCACGAAAGCACGATCAAATACGATTCGGTGTGCGTGGAGATCTCGTGTATTCACACCCGGTTCCCACCACGATCCACCTGCAGATGGCTTTCTATCATATATTGTAATGTCGTGATCACCTGCGCGGAGTATCTCCCATGCGAGAGACATCCCCGATGGTCCAGCACCAACAATATGAATCTTCATTCTACTAGTAGACTATATAATTTTTAGATTAATCCAGTTTCCCTGCGTTCTTCTGGAGTCTTGATGGCATACATGGCACCAATGAAGATTGTAGTTGATATGAGGGCATACTCAATATCTTGTGTCGCACTGAACGCGATTAACATGAGTGAAATGAAGCGGAACGTCTTACTGTTGAAGAGAGTCTTGAGGTTCTTTGGAATCTTGATTGCGTTACCAGAGAAGAGACCTTGGTACAATATGATGAGGGTGAAGAGGATTGGTTGCGCTTTGATGACAGCTTCAGTTGATTGGCTGAATGGTCCAAGGAAGTTTGAGAGCTTTGGCATTTATTGTAACCTAAGATATTAAAAAATAAAAGATTTTTATATAGTAGGATGCTATGCGTCGCGAGTCACAGACCCACTCGGGTGGTATCAAACCAAAAGGTGAAGACCTGGAAGTTTGCAGCCAAATTTCTATGGAAGAACACATTTGTACAAAACAAATCTGAGCTTGGCGAATGGACGAGGGACCAACTTCTCGAACTTGGACCCACGTTTGTAAAATTAGGACAGATTGCCTCTACGAGAGCTGATCTCTATCCACCCGAGTTTACAAAACAACTGGAATCCTTGCAGGATAATGTACCACCAGTCGATATACAGGGTATTGTAAACTTAGACCACTTTGAGGCATTTGACGAGACCCCATTCAAGTCTGCGAGTATTGGACAAGTACACAAAGCGACTCTAAAGAATGGGAAACAGGTCATCGTCAAAGTCAAGAGACCAAACATATATGATATCATGAAGACAGATACAGATAATATCCGGGACATCGTTCGCTTCTTGGAGAAGGTTGGGGTGGACACCGGGAATAGTTCGGAGTTTGTACTAAATGAATCCATAGAGTACCTGTTGGGTGAAGCTGACTATCATCGAGAAATGGATAACGCCATTCGATTCAGAAAGAATATGAAAGATATCAAATGGATTAAAGTTCCCAAAGTGTACACTGAATTTTCAAATGATGATATGATTGTCATGGAGTATGTGGAATCTGAAAAACTTACAGAATTGACCAATCCCAATGTAAATAAGAAGAAGATTTGTGAGGCGCTCATCAATTCCTATGTGATTCAAACGATGGACAAGGGATTTTTCCACGGTGACCCACACCCAGGTAATTTGGGATTTTCCGCCAAGGGTAAGTTGGTATTCTATGACTTTGGTCTCATCATAGATTTATCGAATGAACTTCGTGATGGGTTCAAGAAGATATTTGGGTGTATCATAGACAAGGACACCAAGGGTATTGTAGAAATCCTCATTGCCCTCAAAGTTATTGTACCATCAACTTCCGATGTATCCGATATCGAACTTTTTTTTGAAACAATTTTGGGATACTTGGAAACTTTGGACGGCTCAAACATTATGAATGACGACATCGCCGTCCAACTCGCGATGGAAAAACCTTTCGTTATTCCATCAAGTTTTGTATACTTAGCAAAATCATTCTCTATAATAGAGGGAATATGTTTGCAACTTGACCCAGACTTCAACTACTATACCTACTTGGAGCCCATGATACAACAACAATTCGTGGAATCTCTCGACATCCAAGATACTCTTATGAAGACGGCCGAAATGCCGGCGAAAATACGGAATATTAGTACAGCTGTTTTGGGTTTGGAAAAATCCAAAGCAGCCATGAAGAGGTCCATGTCTAAAACACGACAGGAAATACGCATGGTGCAATATAGTACGGTGAGTGCGCTCATGGCGCATCAGTTTGACGACACACCCCTAGCTTTTGGGTTTGTCTTGTGTACTTTGTGGTTTGCGTTTAGTTCTCGAAAACGATGAAAAAATATTAAACGCGATTGTAATTCTACCTCCAATTTTGACCGGCTTAACCATGTGTTCAAGTTTAGAAGAAAATACTATAACTGACCCCTCACCTATATCTTCTATGTTTGACGTATCCAATGATGCATAGTCTAATACAGCACCAAATGGTTTTGGGTTGTTATCAGTAAATAATGTAGAACCCTCTTTATTATCATCTTTGAGTATGTAAATAATCGACAAGGATGGATGATAACGTATACCATCAATTACAATTGGATACGCGCCATGTGAATGTTTTTCCTGAAAATCACCACTTTCATATATGTTGTACCAATGTGATTGAATAAACGAATCTCCGAGGAATATCTCACCTTGACTTTCCTGTACCATGTCTTCTATGGGTTTCCATACAATTTTACGAAGTGTCTCTTGGTCATCCTCAAATAGGTCGATACGGTCATTTATATTTGACTTCATTGTACACGCAAAATTATGTGGACTTGTACTACTCTTAATTTTAGACAAATATTTTGACTTTATTTGGTCATGGTCATTTACTTTCGTCCAAAATACATAGTGTGCAGGGAATTGAAAATGTGGCATCTATACAATTAAAATCTACAAACTTTAAATTATTCAAAAAAGAACGACAATGTGTAACGAGTGCCCCATGTGACCGGCAAAACGCCATGTAGATGCTCCTTTCCACTGTATAACACAGCATCACCTTGGTCGTAATTGATAATTGGTAGTTTTTTGTAACTCTCGACAAATTTGTTTTTAATATCTGGATGTCCATAGTTTATGTACTTATATTTCACAGTTGCCTTTTTATCAAAGACATATAAATCGCCACCATTATACATATTTCTTGGTGATAGTAAAAATGACATGGTGAACTTATTTTCGTCGAGATGAATAGGTAAATCTATACGCTCATTTGGTGTATATCTACGTAAAAATACATACCCGGGCATTGGAAAGTCCTTTTTCATATGCGACTCGTATATATTTTTACATATATCCCAAAGTTCTTCGTTAAGAATTGCATTTGGCTTTTCTACATCATATATATCAATTTCATATGCAGCTTTTAAATCGACTTCCTCTGGAAACTGTTCATATTCGTATTTATTTGATATGTCTATGATTTTATTGCATTCTTGAGTTGTTAATACATTTCGTTTAATCTTAACATCTGTGTTCTTTCTAAAAATAAAGAAAGCAATGAGTAATAGTGATAATAACACTACACGTATCATATCATATATTTACTCTTGAAAAAAATCGATAGCGACTTCCTCCTTCTTGGAGGATCCCTTGAAGAACTCTTGATGTTCTCTGAAGATTTCCTTGACGCGTCGCTGTTCATCGCGGCTAATATCCGATAATTTCTCATGGATCTTACCCACGTCTGCGTCACTGTTCTTCTTCATCTTCTTACCAAACTTCTTGAAACGGTTAGTCTTTGCCGCAAAAGTAATAGAGGTTGTAATTGAAAACATTTTTGTTTGTTACATTCTAAGGACATTTATTTTTTAAGTTCAATCTCTCCAACTTCTCCTCAAACTCACGCCTCTCCCCTGGCGACTCTATCTGTTTCCCTGTGGTAAGAGCCTCAATCTCTGGACCGGTGAGATGCATAGCATTGACCCTAAAGTCCTTGAATGCCTCCATCGTGATTGGGACGAGGGGTTCAACAAGGTCATAGATGGCATTCGCATAGTCCCGAATCTCCTTCTGGGCGTGGTGGTCCATGCGGAGGTGGAGATAATGCATCAAGTTGTGAAGGTTAATCTTCCAATAGAATTCGGTATAAGTACATTGTGGAAGGTTACCACGCGCCTGTTCCCGACACACCCCCTCCTCGAGAAGGCTCTCATATAAATCAAAAGAATGTTCTAAGTGTTCATTAATTTGGTTGGTCTTTTCTTCATGAACTTCCACAACGCCCTCTGACCCCTGGTTATTTACTTGAGACTGACCTCGTAGAACTCCTGGGTTGTAATACTGTTTCGGTACGACGGAGTAGCGGGCGGAGAGCTCATTAACGGAGGCTGTTCGATGTCGAAAGTGCTGTCTCGCGATGTATAGGGGCATTTTGATATGAAACTTGAATTCCACCATTTCAAAAGGGGTCGTGTGCCAATGTCTAAGCAGGTACCTGAGGAGTCCTCGGTCTCCACGGGTCGACTTTGTCCCATCTCCGTAGCTGACTCGGGCTGCTTGGACGATTGACGTGTCCAAATCTTCTCTCGGCATGTGATCAACCAATCGTACAAATCCGTGGTCCAAGACATCTTTTTGCATAATGTTCTAATTCTTAGTTCCCCCCAAATCTTTAATCAAGTCACTTCATTTCAAATGTCAAGTTTTTGATGCGATTTTCAATATCTTCGTTTTGTGATTGATTAATAATGGATCTTATAGTATCATCAATTTTTGTATTGTATACGCGATTTTGTTTGTTTATTTCTTTGGTTTTTGTATGTGTAGGTATAGCGTTCCAAATACGTGTCATGTTAAAACCGTATTTTTTATTGATAGAGTTGATAAAATGTGTACAATTTTTTCTATCCTGTAAATAGCTGAGATTTACAATAACTACATCGTCATTTTCCTCAAAAAAACGTAGATATTTATCTAATTTTTGATATCGAATTTCAAAAATAGTCTTGCCTTCATCCGTATGGTTCAACACCTTTTTATTTATACAATTTACTGGAACGTCGTCTTCGCCGGATAGCTCTTGTTTTTTGGTCAGAAAATCACGGAATGATGTAGTATTTTTGTCCAACTTCAAATAATATGGATTATTGTACATAGAAATCAACCAATCGTCAAGATTTCTAAATATTAAAAAATTAATAACCCGGCCATAACTTAATAATTTCAAACTTTTTGTGGGATAACCATGCTTCCATAACACGGATAGCTTACCAAAACACACACCATCAAATACTATTAATTCATGTTTACGCAATAGCTCAAATAAAAAATAAGTCCCACTGTTTCTTTCCCCATGTACTGTGCATATTGTGTAATCCGTTTTTGCCGATTTTATTTACATAGGTTAGTATCTTTAATATTCATCTCAGAGATGAGGTCATCGATGTCTCTATAGTACCTCTTGAGATCCTTCATAAAACGTTTATTGTTCTCAAGGACTTCACACTCCACTTTATTTAGGTACAACCAAGCCAAGTTTGACTTTGAATACTTTGTCATCTTTTGATTTTCATTGGGTTTACGAGCCACCAATTTGGTGGACTTTTTGGGTTTGGTGGCTGTGGTGACCTCTACACGATTGACGAAACTGAGGGCTTGCATGACCGTATCCGCCAAGTCATCTTTCTTTTTGGACTTGAGGAATGTATCCAACCAATGGGCGTTCACCTGGTCTTGACGGATAAAGGCTTCACACCTCTCAATCGACACCTTCTTTCTCTTATTATATTGGGCTTTCCCAGGTCCAGCAACATCTGGAATCTTGTGGCGTGCGTCGTAGAGAATTGTCTCTGCGTGGGGACACTTAATGATAAAATATGCATGAAGGAAGTGCATCACAGATACCATCTTCTTATTCCGATCCGGTTGCTTTTCTATGAGGATTGTTTGGGCGGTGAGGACCCATGGCCTTTCATCGAGATGCTTTCTCAAGGAAACATAGATACCATCTTTGTGTTCGGGTGGGACACCGGAGACATCCCACTCCTCCACAAGGTTGGAGGTTTCATTGAGTAAGCACATGGCTAAGTTCCGAATACCGACATCGATACTCAGAATCATTAATTAAAGAGGTCTTTATGTCTTTAAATTAGAAACGTCTCATGGCCTTCGCACCGGCATTCTTTGACAGAGACTGACCCGCGGGGGACATACCAAAGGCTAACATAGCGCCACAGCATACACATGATACAAGAGCTGATATGAGTGAAGGCATTGTCGCACCGGACATGATACTACCAATACCTTTGCCAACGCCTTCGGCACCTTGAGCCAAGGCCTCGCCAGCGCCTTGGGTTTCTTGTGTAGTTGTAGCCTCGAGATCCTTTTTCAATTTTTGCGCTTGTTCGTTTTTATTAATAATTTCCGAAATCTTGGATCCAACTTGTTCAGCGACAAATTTGATTTGTGCATCTTGACCAATTTTACAATTTGTATTTTTTATCTCTTTCATGAGTTCAACTGGGGGTGGTATACCAAGGGATTTGTAAACACTCAAACCAAGTGGATCGATAATCAAATTTTTAGTGACCAACTTTTGGTTATTCACAACCTTCGCAGCAAGTTTATTGACAGTTTCAGATGTAATATTTTTTGTTACAGAGTTTCTAATGTTAGTTTTTGTATTCGATACGGAACTTGAAAAGTTTGGAATTGGATTCGCAAACCCCGTCTTCTGTTTAGTTTCTTGTTTTACTTTATCCTCGAGGTCATTTAAAACTTTGTCTAAAAGATCTTGAGTTGACTTTTCATCAAACTTTTGAAGAACTTTAATGTCAGCATTAATCTTCTGACTAACATCGAGATTGCAGTATGCAGTTACACCACTCACGGTCATATTTTGGACAGTGATGACAGAAGCAGAGACGGCATTTTCACTTTTAGAAATAGCATTGAATACAGATTCGTTTACTACATTAGTTTCTACAACAACCTTGGACTTGGAAGCTCCCATCCTGGTATTATTTAGAATACAATCAGAAAAAAAAATCTATTATAACTTCAAATGAATAACAGATTCAATCAGGCCGTCCTTATTTTTGCAATTGTTATTGTGCTTGCCTGGAACTACATGCGATACACCAATACCAAGAAGGTTGAAAAGTATGAAATGGACAAAACGCAGATACTTGAACACATTGTATCTGGAAATGAAATCGATCCCATTCTAACGATGACTGCCGCCGCCAAACTGACCGATGACGACCAGACGATTCAAAGTGCTTATGATTTGGCCGAATCCCAGAATAGAGAAGAACTCATAGAATTATTTAATAAGTTGTAAAAAAACCTGTGTATATTCTAAATGAAGATTCGACGTAATCAGATTATTTTGATAGTTGCTCTTATGAGTGTGATTGCGTGGTTTTACGTAATGCGCCGTGAGGGGTATGATAGTAAAGATGCTAAGGCGAATTTGATCAAATATGTAGAAAGTACAACAGAAACAGATACTGTTTTTATTGCGAATGCTTTGGATGAACTTCAGGTTGGGGAGACCCGGGCACGTGAAATTATATTGGAGGCGGATAAGGGTGATGAAGCGGATAAATCCAAATTGATTGAACTCATAAAAAAAATATAAGTATATTTAAATATGCCTTGGGCTGCCGCTTCAGCATGGAAACCAGATGATGGGTTCACACAGTATCTTGGTATTCGTGGATGTGCGAATGCATCAGAAGGTGGTAATTTAAACCGAGGAGCTTGGGAACAGAACTGTAGAGGTGATTTTGGATGGGGCCATCACAAAGGTAAGGGTAGAAAAACATATTATAGATGTGTGTCAGCGTGTGGACCAAATGTATATTATCAAAGGGGTGCAAAAGGACATCCATGCTCGGGTGCTGAATTCATAAAAGGTATACCAATAAACATTGATGGTTGGAAAGACCATTCGGGTGTTGCTGGTAAATTTCCAGGAGCGCATGGTGCATTTTGGTGTAAGTTTCCTGATAGTGATCGCGCCATGGTAGACGCTTCCAAACGATCCCAGAACACACAATCTAAATCTGGTAGTGGTAGTATTTATCATCAATTAATTTATGGATCGACCATAGGTGGTCAATATAATTCAACTGGATTTTGTGAGAATGTTGCAAATCTCCCAAAGGTTGTCAACAAAGATGGACGTACATGTTTTGACATGATTAAGGATGGAATATCACAATCAACTGCGAATCTTAAAGGGATACAATATTGTGCACAGAATCCAACGGATACACGATGTCGATGTATTAATGTGTCTGGAAGTGATTTTTTACAGAAATGTAAACAAAATCCATCATGGGCGGGATGCAAAGAAATTAATAAAGCCATTTCTGAACTTGAAAAAGCCGGTGTTAAATCGGCAACTGGTTTATTTGGTAATGCGGATTGTATAGTACCACAAATATGCTCGGGTAATGATTTGTACCAACCACAATCTAGAATGCAAGCGTGTGCGAATAAGATGGCAATTTGTAATCAAGTTATGGCTCTTGACAATATTAAGGCTGCCGCGGGTATTAAAGCTGCACAGGCGTGTAACATTAATTTTGAAGCCGAACAAAAAAAGAAAGACGACGCTAAAGCTGCAGAAGAACAAAGAAAGAAAGATGCCGCGGCGGCAGCTGCTAGGGCACCCCCAGGTGCATCTACAACAACTAGTTCACCAGCCCAGGTTTCACCCACAGGTAGTCCAACACAACTCGTTCCAAGTGTAGGTGCGGTCGCTGCCACCCAAACTAAATTACCAGGTGGTATATCCACGCTACAGGCTGGAATTGGGGGTGGTGTAAGTCTATTCTTATGTTCTTGTTGTATACTTTTATTAGTTGTTATGTCTATGGCTGGTGGTGGTGAATCTTCGCGGTTTCGTCGATAAAAATATTAGTTAACAATAAATGAAGCTTAACAACATTCGCCCAAGACAGGTGCTCATGGCGACTGCTGTGATATTGGTCGCATTTTACATTATAAAAATGATGAAAAAACCCGAGGACTATGAAGGCGAAAATGGTCCATCTGTAGAAACTAAAGTTACCCAACAAGAATTAGATGCTATAATGAAGTTTATTAAACGATAAATGTATACTTAAAGTTCATACATGTATTGTATATATGATTTCCAATATATATGGATTTCCTATATACAAAGTTCAGATTTCGAATCGAGATGTAATGATGGATGCGGTTGATTCCAATATGAACAAAATTGACAATGTGTCAATTTGGGATTCAGAGTGTTTAACTACATCTACGACTGATTCACAAGCTGCATTCAAATCTATAGATGTAAAAAATGAAGTTACGAGATGTGTGCATGAAATGATAAAAGAACTTGGTTTAGATCTAAAACTATCCTTGTGTGGATGTAACACACACAACTGTACAAACTGTGATGATATATGGATGAATGTATACAATAAGGGTCATAGTCAGGAAACGCACGTACATTATTCCGAAAATCCAAATCAAAAACAACCTTTGTTTAGTTTTTCATATTTTGCTAAATATAACCCAGAAAAGGATGCCAAGTTTATTTTTGTAAATCCGTCACCACCAACAACATGTAAAGAGTTATATAAATTACCATCGTACATCCCAGAGGTATGCGCTGATGTCATTGAAGGTGATATATTGATATTTCCAAGTTTTCTTTTGCATCGTGTAGAGGAACAACTCGAAGACCGGCAGAGAATAACTATTTCTGGAAACTTCTATGAACAACTTAAAGAGTAAATATAACAATAAAGTATGTCTTGGTGTTGGTGGTGTTGCCATTCCTTTGAGGGTGCGCCTTTAAGTGTTCCTCACCGGTATGACGATAGACGAAGTAAGTTTTACACAGCTGGCAACTTCTGTTCATGGAGCTGTGTAA